TAACAAAAAAAAAAACCACCGAGAGATATCGGAGGTTTATCGGTACAAATTTGACCATATAAAAGAACTGTTAAGATCATATCATCTAATTATTTGTTTGTAAATATTGTTTCGTAAAAGAAAGGTGATTAACATTCATTGTGACGACTTTCCTTCGGCAAGAATAAACCTAAAGACGGGGTGAGAGGTATGGATAAACCAAGTTTAACGATTAGGCCTGAGTCTGCTGGTCCTGAAGAGAAGAAACGACCATTGCTTCAAATAATATTAGATGAAGAGAATGGAGTACCAAAAGTATTCTATAAAGGTGAAGAAATCAAACTAAACAGAGAGATTTTATTCCATTGGGAAACAGATACTGAATATATGGGTGGACTCACATATTCAATTGAAAATTTTGAACCTGGTCATATCATTAATCGCATAGAACGAAGAGTGAAAGGTCATGCATGTGATTGAATACGTTTTTGGTTGATGAAAAATAGTAACCTATTATATCAAAGATTTACTTTTAGTAAGTGATATCACTTACTTTAAATAAGTTTAACAATATTTGAGATTAACTCACTCATTCTCCAAATATCTTTAAGATACTATCAACATTCGATTTCGGTTATTTTTTAGTCGTTTACAATAAATGGAATGTTTCTGTATGCAATAACTTGGGTTATTGTTAACATTAACTACGGTTTATGTATACATCATGTATGCACTAACTATGGTTTATGTCTGCAATAAGTACACAAAAGAAAAGAAAAGAAAAGAAAAGAAAAGAAAAGAAATAATATATATGTCTTTTAGTTATATTCCTTAAAACGCAAAGTGTAATTTAATGTATTATTACTTTTACCGATATTAAATTTGGGTGATTAAGGTGAATAAGAGTTTAGATAAATTAAGAAAAAGTATTTTGGACAAACAAAAGGGAGATGAAAAATTAAGAAAACGAGCATATCAGGAGTTAAAGATCTTAGAAGAGTATTTTGGAAAAAGAAATACAAACAGGAAAGATATATTATGGCACATATATCTTCACTTAGAAGCTGATCAAAAAGAATTGACTTATAGTGGTAATAGGGGAGTGTTATTGGGCGTTATTACTACAATGCTTTTATATATTTTTAATACTGGTATTTTAGCCAAGATGATTGAAACTGATATAAAGGTGGATAGTTGGATAACTAAAGCAATTGGTATGATTTTTATTTCAATAACAGTTGTTATATTTTTTATTATAATGTATTTCTTAGCAGTTGGTCATTTTTTCAGAGATGAAAAGAAAGTCCGGAAGCAAATATATATTAATGAGTACTTAATAAAGTTAGTTAAGGCAGAATACGATAAATTGGATTAAGCACCTAGTAGGTGCTTTTTTATTTTTAAAAAGGAGTTGTTCCATATGTTTGTTCAAACAAGAAAAACTGTTACAGGTATTGAATACTGGGATGCTAAGAATAAGAAAGTGATTGTGGTACCAGATGGACAGAATCCACCTTTTGAAGTTGTGGAGAATCCTAAGTCAATGAAATACAACGAAGATGGATTTAATCCAGGTATTACTATTGTAGATGAAACAATCCCTAATTTAGATGAAATGGATGCTGACCAGCTACTTGCTTATGCAAAGGAGAATAACATTGATATACCAGGAAATATGAAGAAGGCAGATACTATCCGCGATCATATTAAAGAAGAACAGGATAAAGCAACTGAAGAATGAAGTACTGTGGAGAACAGGGGTGTAAACAGCTGATAGCTACTGGCAGGTACTGCGATGACCATAGGCGAAAGAAAAAGGAAAAGCCAGTCTATTCTAAGAACAAGTCTTTCTATAAGACTCAAGCCTGGAAAGATTTAAAGGCAGATTGTTATCAAAGGGATAAAGGCTGTTGTGTTAGATGTGGAAAGTTCGTCTTTGGTAAACAGGCACATCATCATCATAAGGTTCCTATTCAGGTGGATCCGTCCTTGAAATTAGATAAGGATAATGTCATTACTGTTTGTCCGAAATGTCATATGGTTTTGGAGTATGAGGATAAGAAACAGAAGCAGCCAAAGTTCAAATGGAACTTATAGCCCCCCTCTCCAAATTCAATTCGTACAAATGCCTGGAGGATAGGGTAGGAGGCTCTTTCCGTGCACCTCAAAAAAATTTTTGAGGCTTTTTTTTATACTACAAATGAGGGAGGTGAGTAGGTTGGCTAGAGAAAGAGACCCGAATCGAGATAAAGCATTAGAGTTGTTTAAAGAGCATGGTGGAAATATTACAAATCGTGCCATTGCTGAAAAGTTAGGAGTTTTAGAGAAAACTATTTCAGCTTGGAAAAGTCGAGATAAATGGAATGAATCTTTAAAAGGTGTGGAATGTAGTACTACAAAAAAGAAACGTAGTACTACGAAACCAAAAAAAGCTAAGAGTAATATTCGGTCTGATCAAAAAGAGCAAGTCATTAATTCTCTTGTAGAAGCTGGAACCTATTCACCTGCACTTGATTTGTTGATTGAAATATACCTAGATGCCTATGAAGTTTATTTTCAACTAAGAGAAAATGGTGTCCATGATGAAAAAAACCGCAGGGAATTAGCAAGGCTACTCGGCCAACTTGGCCTAGATGGGAAAAACAAAGATTTAATAAAGAAAAGTGGAAGACTTTTGGCAAAAGAGGAAGAAGAAAAGAAAGAGAAGCCGAAAGAGGAACCAATAGAAAATAGTAAACTAGTTGCATTTAGGCAGAGGATGAACAGATGATTGATTTTGAAACAAACTATGCTGATGAATTTGTTAAGTATGCCGAGAATAATCCTGAATTAATCCCAGATACTATCCAAGCTGTAATTAAAAGATATAAGAAATGGAAAAAACGTAAAGATATCTGGTTTGATGTAGAAAAAGCTAATGCCATGCTCTATTTTACTGAGACATTCTTAAAACACGCTAAAGGTAAATGGGCAGGTCAGCCGTTAATCTTGGAATTATGGCAAAAATTCTATTTTGCTAACATTTACGGTTGGCAAAAATATAATGCAGATGGAAAAGCGGTGCGTGTTATTCGTACGGCTTATTTACAGGTTCCGAAAAAGAACGGAAAGACCATTATGGGTGGTTCCCCTGTTATTTATGGCATGTATGGGGAAGGTGTGAAGGGGGCTGATTGTTATATCTCAGCCAATACCTTTGACCAATGTCAGAATGCAGCTATTCCAATTGCATTAACAATTGAAAATAGTCCTGATTTAAGACCAGGAACGAGAATATATAAGGGAAAAGAAGATACCGTTCGTTCAGTTAAATACACTTTTGTTGAAGATGGGATGAAATATGCAAATACTTTAAAAATCCTAACAAAAGACAACGCAGGAAATGAAGGTAAAAACCCTTATATCAACTATTTCGATGAAGTCCATGCTCAAATGGATAGGGAACAATATGACAACTTACGTTCCGCACAGATTGCTCAAGATGAGCCACTTAATATCATTACATCAACAGCAGGAAAGCAAAGCGGTTCATTAGGTTCTCAGGTTTATGCCTATGCAAAAGAAGTAATCAAGAAGGATAATGACGATTCTTGGTTCGCTATGATCTATGAACCTAACAAAAAGTATGATTGGGAAGATAAAAAAGTTTGGATAATGGTTAATCCGAACATGGGCGTGTCTGTTAATTTGGAATTCCTAGAGAATGCCTTTAAAGAAGCTAAGCAAAACAGTTTCAATAAAGCGGAGTTTCTTTCTAAGCACTTGGACGTATTCGTTAATTATGCAGAAACATATTTCGATAAGGACCAATTAGAAAAAATGCTAATCAAGTCGTTAGGGGATATACAAGGAGAAACCTGTGTACTTGGTGTGGATTTATCAAGACGGACTGACTTAACCTGTGTATCTATTCAAATCCCAACTTATGATGAAGAGGGGAAACCTATACTTAAAGTGAAGCAAATGTATTTCGTTCCAGAGTTTGGGATTGAAGAAAAAGAGCAAAAAAGAAACGTTCCTTATCGGGCTTTAGCTGATAAAGGATTTGTAACGATTTGCCCAGGTAAGACCATTGACGAAGATATGGTAAATGAATATGTAGAATGGGTTTTTGAAAATTTTAATTTAGTCCAAATAAATTATGATCCAGCACTTGCAGCTAAACTTGTGGAGAAGTGGGATATGTTAGGTGTAACTGTAGCGGAGGTGCCTCAGTATCCAACTCATATGAATGAGCCATTTGATGATTTTGAAATGTTATTGTTGCAAGACAGAATTTATACAGATAATCCTTTGCTAATTTTTTGTGCAGAGAACGCTAAAATAATTACGAATATCAATAACCTAAAAGCTCCTTCAAAAAGGAAGTCACCAGAACACATAGATGGTTTTGTTGCCTTGCTTATTGGCCATAAAGAAACATTGAATATGATGGAAGGACAGGTATTGGACGAAACATATGATAATTATCTTGATGATATATACAGGTAGGGGGTGATTGTTTGAGATTAAGGGATAGAATATCAAGTTATTTATATCGACAAGCAGAAAAGCGCGGCTGGACAGAAGATATATATTCAAGTTCTGTTCGGTTTGGTGGTAGACATGTGAATGATGAAAGTATATTAGAGTCCAGTGACGTTTACGAATTAATGCAAGATATCAGTAATCAAATTATGTTGGCCGAGTTTGTTGTCGCAGATGAGGCTGGTAAGGAAATTAAAAACCATGCGGCTTTAAAAACTCTGCAGAATCCAAATAATTATTTAACAGAGTCCGAGTTTAAGAAACTAATGACCAATACTTATTTATTGCAGGGAGAAGTATTTCCAATACTGGATGGCAAACAAATGCACCTAGCTACCAATGTTTATACGGACTTAGACGACAGACTCATTGAGCATTTTAAAATTGGTGGTTCAGAAATTCCTAACTTTATGATTAGGCATATTAAAAATATTGGTACCAACCATCTTCATGGTGTCGGATTAATGCAATTAGGTAAAGAAACCTTAGAAGGCGTTTTAAGCGCAGAGAAGGTCCTTACAGACAAATATAAGAAAGGTGGACTGTTAGCCTTTCTTTTGCAATTAGACGCTCATATCAACCCGCAAAATGGCGCACAATCGAAGTTGATTAATAAGATACTAGATCAATTAGAACAAATAGACGAAGCTCGGTCCGTGAAAATGATTCCGTTGGGGAAAGGATATAAAATTGAGACGCTTAAAAGCCCCATAGAAGATGAAAAGACTCTTGCTTATTTAAATGTCTATAAAAAGGATTTAGGTAAGTTCCTGGGAATAAATGTGGACACATACACAGCGTTAATCAAGTCTGATTTAGAAAAGGCTATGATGTATCTTCACAACAAAGCAGTTAAACCAATAATGAGAAATTTCGAAGACCATTTGAGTCTTCTTTTTTTTGGTCGAGATTCCAAATTAAAAATCAAACTTAAAATTAACATTCTGGATTTTGTAAGCTACAGCACCAAAACAAACATCGGTTATAACATTGTTCGGACTGGCATTACATCGCCGGATAATGTTGCTGAAATGCTTGGTTTCCCTAAACAGAATACACCAGAAACACAAGCAATCTATATATCTAATGATTTATCAAAAATCGGAGATAAGAAAGCTACCGACAATTCATTGAAGGGAGGTGATGGAAATGACAAAACTGAAGGAAATGAGAACATTTGACATCACCAAGTTAAAGACCAGGGATGCTACAGAAGATAAGCCAACCATGATAACCGGTTATGCTGCAGTCTTTAATTCTAAGACCACTATTGGAGATTGGTTTGAAGAAATTATTGAATCGGGTGCTTTTTCTCGTTCTCTTTTTGAAAATGGAGATGTTAGAGCTCTGTTTAATCACAATTGGGATAAAGTACTCGGTCGAACTAAAAGTGGTACTTTGCGACTTGAAGAAGATGACAGAGGGTTGAAGTTTGAAATAGATGTTCCTAATACTTCAGCTGGACGTGATTTAGCTGAAAGTATGGATAGACGCGATATAGATCAGTGCTCATTTGGGTTTTGGATTACTGAGGAAACTTGGGATTATTCAGTTGAACCTGCCTTAAGAACTATACATGAAGTTGAACTTTATGAAATATCCGTAGTGTCTATTCCTGCTTATGAAGACACAGAAGCTTCTCTGGTCAGGAGTAAAGAGATTGATAAAGAAGTGGAACAACGTATGAAACTAATAAAACAAATAAAGGGAGTTTTGGAAAATGAATAAAAAACAATTACTTGCAATGCAAAAAAGAAATAAAAAACGTTTAACTGAATTGCGTACAAAGCTGGAAGGTAATCAGGTACGTGCTGAAGATCTAGAGGCAGTACAGCAGGAAGTTACTGAACTGGCTGAAGAAGCTCAAGTTATTGCAGATGCTCTTGCGGAAATTGGAGCTGGTGAAGGCGGAGACGAAGGGGAAGGCTCTTCAGAAGATGAAGCAGCTAGTTCAAGTGAAGAAGAGAATCGTGATGGAGAATCAGGCTCTGAAGAAGAAGGACAATCAGAAGAAAATCAAGATGATGAGCAGAGTGAAGTAGGGGAAGGTCAGCGTTCAGCAGGTATTTCTCCAGAACAACGAAATGCTGCAATGTCACAAATCGGAAAAGCACTTTCCACTCGTGGTTCTAAGTCCACAAAGAAAAAAGAAAAAGAGATTCGTTCCGCATTCGCTAACTTTGTAGTAGGAAAAATTACAGAAGCGGAAGCACGTTCTCTTGGTATTGAGGTTGGTAATGGTTCTGTTACTATTCCGGAAGTTATTGCTTCTGAAATCATTACCTATTCACAAGAGGAGAACCTGTTGCGTAAATATGGTTCTGTTCATAGAACAAAAGGCAATGTGAAGTATCCAGTTCTTGTTAAAAAGGCTGCAGCTAATGTAAACAAGAAAGAACGTACACAAGAAATTCCTGAAACAGAAATCGAATTTGATGAAATCCTTCTAGATCCAGCAGAATTCGATGCTTTGGCAACAGTCACAAAGAAATTAATGAAAATGTCTGGTGTCAACATTGAAGAGATTGTTGTAGAAGAATTGAAAAAAGCCTATGTAGAAAAAGAGACTAACTACATGTTTAATGGGGATGACCCAGGCAACGTAAACCCTGGTGCTCTTGCTAAAAAGGCTGTTCCTTTTTACGAGACAAGTCCAATTGATTTAGAAGGTGAAGGCTTATCTTCTAAGTTGTATCAGCAATTAGTTAAATTTAAGGGTCAACCAGTTACGGCAGTCTTGAAAAAATCTATGTGGATTGTTAACCGTGCAGCATTCACTGCTTTAGAGGGATTGGTTGATGCAAATGGACGCCCTTTGCTATATGAAGCTCCAGATGGAATGGGTTACCGTCTACTTG